AACACCAGAGCGCCCGAGCCCGTCTCGTCCGTGACTGCAGCCGCGAGGTTGGAGGAACTGGGAGTGCCAAGGAAAGTAGCGACGCCAGTCCCGAGGCCAGACACGCCAGTGCTGATGGGCAGGCCGGTGACGTTAGTCATCACGCCGGAAGCCGGGGTGCCCAGCGCGGGAGTGACCAGCGAAGCGGAGGTGATGGTAGGCGAAGTGCCGAACACCAGAGCGCCCGAGCCCGTCTCGTCCGTGACTGCAGCCGCGAGGTTGGAGGAACTGGGAGTGCCGAGGAAAGTAGCGACGCCAGAGCCAAGGCCCGACACACCCGTGCTGATTGGGAGGCCAGTAGCGTTAGTCAGCGTGGCGGACGAGGGGGTGCCCAGAGCGGGAGTAACCAGCGTCGGAGAGTTGCTGAGGACGACAGAGCCAGTGCCGGTGGACGTAGTGGTTCCAGTGCCGCCGGAGGTCACGGGCAGCGACGAAGCAAGCGTCAGCGAAGTCAGGTGGGTAACCGCATCGACCACGTTGGTAGCGTCGACGTAGACAATGGAGGTCTTGCCAGCCGGGACAGCAATGCCAGTACCAGCGCTGGTTTTCACCGTGACGGCATCTGCGCAGCCGTTGTTAATGATGTAGAACTTCTCAATGGTCGGGACGATGAGGTCCCGCGCGCCCGCAGTGGTGCCAATGAGGTTGAGGCGCAGGTTCCGCGCCGACTGCGTAGCGTTGCTGTCGGTCAGGGTGAGGGTTACGTTGCCGCTGGCAAAAGTAACGTCCGATGAACCAACGATAGCTTCCTCGATAGCCGTGCCGAGGTTGGTGTTGGTGATGTCACCCCACGTGTTGTTGTTCTCTCCCGTAGCCATAAGCTGGATTTTGAGAGAGCTGTACGTGCTGGCCATCGGTAGTTCCTGTTAGAAGCGTACGCGTTTAGTTGTCTATATCACTGATTACTACGGTTAGCAGCCCTGTTCCAAGCCTCGATAGTGTTGACATGCCGGGCTCCGCAGTCGCCGTATTTGGCGATCATGTCGGCTTCCCATACAGCCCTTTCGGGGTCCAGAAGTGGGGTAGGTGGTAGCGCCAGCGGCGGGCAAGGGGCCGCTAGGTTAGCGGGGGGAGCCGGAAACTGCACGGTTGGTGTCCTCCACGGCATCCAAGAGCACGCCGCCAACAGCGGCAGGAGGAGCACAGCTAGCGTCGACCGGAACATCGCGGAACACTTCCCTGATGGTGTGAGTTCTATGGACAGAAACGACAGCGGCTGCAGCTTTTGCTTCTTCATACGCGGCTGACTGGGCATCGATGACATCCTGCATGCGTTCTTTTTCTTCGGTCGCCCGTTTTATGGTTGCGACTTCGCTAGCCTTGCACTGCCAGTCACGAACGGTCCAACCGCCAAAGGCAGCGGCCAACACGGCAGCGCCAGCGACGTACAGCATGTACGGCTGCAGAAACCTGAGCATCACGCGACCCTTATGATGGCTGTGCTACCAGCCGATGTCGGGAAGGTAATGGTGAACGTGGTCCCCGCAGTCGTTTTATCGCCGCCGAAGTCGAGCACGCACACAGCGGGGTTGGTTAGCGGCGTGCCAGCGACGCCGTTTGCCGAAGGCGTCGTGTTGTAGATGAGCGCTGCAGCTGCGGTAATGGAGGAAGCGGACAGCGTTACGGTCGCGAAGGACGTGTAGCCGACACCCAGACTTGAGCCGTACTGGACGTCGCTGGTCTGGACGCCCAAGTTGACCAGCGTAACTCCTCCAGCCGTGTAGCCCGCGCCGACAACTTCGTTGGTCGCGCTATAGGCCGTGGTGTCGGGGCCAATGTTTGCGGCGGAGGTGTACAGAGCCAGTTTGAACGTGTCCCCGGTGCTTGCCCGGAAGTCGTGCACGCCAAGAAGAACCTCGCCCTTGAAGCTTGTACACAGGGTCTGGGAAACAGGCATGCGGCCTCGCTATTTGACGGGGTATCGGACCTGCAGGGTCCTGTAGGTGTCTTGGCGGTTCTTGCCCTCTGCCAGCTGCTTTAGTTGCACCATGGCCTCGTCGTAGCGCTTCTGGTACCCGGCCATGACGTCAGGTTCACCCTTCATGAAGGTGTAGGCTTCCAGCAAGCTGCCGTACAAAAGCACGGAGTCGAAGTTGTCGCCCAGCCACGAGGTGTTCGCGGTGGTGATGCTGGTGGGGTAGGCCATGTAGTTGAGGCTGAGCGTGTAGACGGCGTCGGGGGTAGGCCCGAGCAGTAGTGTTTCGTCCAGCAGCGCGTAGTATTTTGGCATGCCCGTGCTGGTGACAGCCGGATAGGCCTCGCGGATGTATTCCACGTCCTTGTTGTACAGGAAGGTGTAGACAAGCGTGACGGGGGTGAGCACCGCCAAGGAGTAAGTAGACAGCCAGTCGGACGGAACAGCTACCGTGGAGGTGCCGTTGACTGTGACGAGGGTCGTGACCTTGCGCTCCGCCAGAAGCTGGACGGTATTGTAGATACGCTGCTCTGCCTGCGTGACAAACGTGGCGATCTGCTCAGCCGACGTCAGCGACCCGGTACCCACACTGACCGGGAAGTCGTTCTCGACGTACGCCTTTAGCGTAGCTGACAGGGTGGTGTAGTCCATGCGCTATACCTTAGCAGCACTTCGGGTTGAAGTTGGTGCCTTTGGTTGCTGCGCCCGAACCACGGATTTTCATGGTCTGCGTATTGGCCACCTTGTTGGGGTAGCCGTTGTTATTCTCAACCGGGACGTTGATGGGTTTCTTGTGCATATCAGGACCCTCCTAGGTCGTAGTTACAACAACCGTGCCGACTTGGCCCGATGCTTCTAGCGTATTCTGCACCCGAGTTACACCCAGCGCGTTTTGCTGGCTAGAGTCCCCTGTAAGCAGGCCCACAGGAGCCCACCCCCAGTAGATGTCTCGGCTGCCGCCCGATGGCGTCCCGTTGATGTTCAGCCCGCTTTGTTCGTACGAGTTGTCGGGCCTTGGGTTCCGCAGCGCCTGCGGGTCGTTGACCGGGTATAGCCCCAACTGCAACTGCGGTTGGTCGGGCGACCAACAGGTTGGGCAGGCTAGTATGTTGGTGACCTTGGTCTTGATGACCAACGGCTTTAGCTTACTGAGCCGGTACCGCTGCGCGCACACATCGCACTCCGATATGGCCTTTTTGCCAGAAGCGAACTTACTGGGCATGCTGGGCCTAGTAGCTCACACGCGGGGCCAGCCGTAGGGAGGCCTTCTCGCGGTCTTCGTCGGAGGCCCGCTGCCACTGCTCTTCGTACACAGCCTTGAGCATGTCCGCGCGCGGCAGCGCCTCTGGGATTTTCATGGACAGGTAGTAGGCCAGCCCAGCCACCAGTGCGTTGAGGAAACGGAACGGGATGTCCGAAGTCACGTCGCCGTTCCCCGCGTCTTGGATGCGGCGCATGCGCCAGTACACAAGCGTGTAGAAGCCAGTCTGGTCGGGCGCGGGCCAAACATTAACCGTGGGGTAGGCTACACCACCGGCTTCCGTAGCGCCGGACAGTCGGTCCACCCACACCTGAATGGGTCGCCCTTGGGCGTTCTTGTTCGGGATGCTCGAATAGGTGTCGAGGCTGATGCGGCTGATGTTGATGTCGGTCTGGTTAGCGCCGGTGCCTGTGCGCACAACGTGGTCCAGCAGGTCGATGGTGTCTGCTGGCAGGTCGTAAGTGATGGTGCCCTGAACCAGCGGAATAGTGCCCTGTTCAAAGGTCCACATATTCAGGCCACGGTTGGCCCATTCAAGCGTCAGCAGGTTGAGGCTACGCCGCGCCGTGCGCAGGTCATAGCCAGACCGCACTTCAGCGCCACAGCGCTCATAGGCCTCTTCCACGAGGTCTAGTACAGACAGGTTGAAAGTTGTGGTGCCGGAAGTAGTCATCTGAACTGAGCCGTTTTCTTGGCCACAGCTTTAGGCTGCCGCACAAACTGTTTGCCTTGGGCCGTGCCTTTTCTCTTGGCAGCTGTTGTGGCTGAATACTCCTTGGCGCTCAAGGCCTCCCGCGCTTTCTTGGGCAGGTACCGCTCGCCTGTAGCGTCCGCCCCTTGGGTAGAAGGCTTGCCGGACTTGGTACCCCAGCCCTCTTTGGTCCATTTGGACAGAGACTTCTGCGCTTCTGTTTTAGGTCCGCTGTAGCTGCCGCCGGAAGCCTTGTACCGCTGCGTAGCCATCTGTGCCTTGCGCGCGGACCATTGCCCAGCGTCGCCGCCCTTGCTGCCAGCTTTTACACTGGCGACAATGCGTTTCCACTTAGGTTCATCCGAACGCGCCACATCACTTACCCTTCTTGAAGCCCTTCAGCATTTCGGCAAAGCGGGCGCGTTGGCCCATCTTGCCCGGAGCCTTGGTAGCAGCGTCGAGCTTCTTGGTCGGGATGGTCTCGCCCTTCTTGGTGCCCATAGCTTTACGCAGGGCTCCGGGCTTCTTGATGGCGTCTTTGATGAAGTTGTTCTTTTTCATAGCTTAGTAGTTCTTCCCTTTGGTCTTGCCGCGCATGGCACAACCGTCGCCCTTGACCATGCCGCCGGAAGCATAGTTGGTCTTGGGTTTGCGGGCTGGCTTCTTCTTGGAGGCCATCTTGTCTTTGGCCTTGCTAGCGAAGAACGGCATGTCGCCGCCCTTGACCGCGCCGCCCTTCTTCATGCCGGGGCCTTTCTTGACAGCCACCACTTCCTCTTCTTCGTCACCGCCCATGCCGCGCATATTGCCCGACTTGAGGTTCTGCATGAGGCGGATAGGGTTGAAGTTGGACGCCAGACCTTCGCCGCTAACCAACCCCGCCAGCGGAGAAATATCCCCCAGCACGAACCCACGATCTTTTTTACCTTCAGCCATTAGCAGTTCTTTCCTTTGGTTTTGCCACGGACAGCACACCCGTCGCTCTTGACCATCCCGCCGTGCTTCAGCCCTTTCATGGACTGCTGGCGATCATGTTTCTTGTCCATGGAAGATGCCTCCCACTGCTTGTGGCTCATGCCACGCTTCTTGGCGAGCTTCATGTCCTGCGCCTTGTCCTTGGCAGAACCTTCCCACTCTTTGTCGGACATCCGGCCCTCGACCGCGCCACCCTTGTTCATGCCGCGACCACGCGACTGCTCACGCACAGCTTCGCTAACCATAGAGTCCCTCATGCGGGGAGAGGTGCTGTTGAGGCCCGGGCTTGTCTCGCTCCTGTACGTGGGGCTACGCGCTAGCAGGCTTTCAATCCTGCTAGCGCCGCGACGGTCATCTACGTTGCCGCCCCTGCGGCCCTTTTTCCATTCCATGTCAGCACTTCCATGCCCGAAGGCTTTTGTTGATGCGGCTGTTAGGGTCGTTGGCCGTTTTGGCGCTGGTCAGCTTCTTCTTCATGCCCGTCATCCTTGCACAGAATGACTTCTTGCGCGAACCACCTTCGGGCTGCGGGGCCTTAAGCCCCGGCTTGCCCGGGTTAGCCTTGTTATAGGACGCGCGGCCTTTGGCATTAAGGCCACCGGCCTCTGCCTTACCTTCCTTGCGGGTCCATGCGGGGGTCTTGGCCATTACCTGTCACTCCGCAGCCAGCGCCAAGGCCGGTTCAGCCATCATGGGGTACAGAACGTCTTTGCCGAAGTCGCCCATATACTCTTGGACGCCCATGTGGCCGAGCTTGATGGTCGGGTCCACCCACACCTCGTAGCCATGCTCACGGGCTCGGTCGCAGAACAAGAAGTCCTCGCCCATGTAGCCTTCTTCGGTGACCTTAAAGTCAAACACAGCAGACAGCATGCGCTCGGTGCGCGTGTCGTAGTAGTTCCACTCGGGGTGGGCTTCGATCAGCGTCTCGAACACGTCTCGGCGCACCAGCATGAAGGCCGTAGCCACGCGTTTGGCGCGGACAAGACCCATGGCATCCATGGTCAGTGCGTTGTTCTCGTCGTGGTCCAGAGCCATGATGTAGGTGGCCTTGGTTTCACGTACGCGCGGGACGCCAGCCACGATACCCTTCTTGGGGTCAGACCCCCAAGCCATGAGGCGGTAGATGTCCTCGGGCACGAAGTTGATGTCGGAGTCGATGAACAGCAGGTCGGTGCAGTCCGTCTCAAGGAAGTCCTGCACCAGTAGATTGCGTGCACGCGACACCACGGAGCACCCGCAGATGCTGCCGATCTGGATGTTGATGCCGTGTTGGGGTGCGGACTGAGCAAAGCGGGCCAGCGAAATGGCCAGCTTCAGGGAGACTTTGAAGTCGTAGGCAGGCAGCGCAATAAATACGCTCCTGCCCACTAGATCGTAGCTCTGTTCAGTCACAGATCACCCATAGAAAATGGTGCAGTGGATGTTGGCAGCGAGAAACACCCTGATGCCGTTATCTGCCAAGATGCCCTCGCCCGGGATAACCATGTTGAACGCTGTTGCGTTAGAAGCATCTGCTTGCGCAAGCACTTCCCCCCACACTGTCACATTCCCGCTAGCCGCGCCGCTGTCAGGCACAACCACGGTAAAGGTGTTAGCGTCCACTACAGTGATAACGTACGGGTTATCTGCGAGGTCCCAATCAAGATAAACCCATTGCCCACTACTAAATCCGTGGTTAGCGACGGTAATCGTTGCGGTGGTAGTGGTCCGCGCATAAGTGCCCGATTTAGACACGTTATTTACAAACGCGGAATACCCCGTGGCCCCCGAAAACGGGAAGATAACCGCCCCTTTGAGACGCGTACGGTACCCAACCATAAGGCCGCTGGTAGCGGCATGGGTAGATTTAACGTCGTATTGCATGCCCATGTTAACGGCCCCTTTTACGCGGAGGCCGGGAACTGAGCGCCGTTGTCTGCGCGCTGCACATACTCAAGGGTGAGGATGAAGCGACCAGCACCGAGGGTGCCCGTGCCGACCACGTCGCGGATGTAGACGGTGGTGTCTGCAGTGGTCGATGTCTGCCAAGCCAGCTGGGTGGCGGCGGTAGCCGTGCCACGGAAGCGACCACCAGCCGTAGTGGCGACAGCCGCCATAAGCTGCGCGCCGCCCGAAGCATTGCCCACAGAGATAGTCGTGGTGCCCGTAGTGGCGGCGACGACCTGATCGACGATGATGTCGATGATCTGCGAACCAGCGGGGATGATGAAAGCCGCAACGTCGTAGTTGCCGGTGGTGGTGCCGGTCAGGTCACCCGAGTCATACGACTGCACGAGGGTGGCAAGACCAGTGTTCCGACCAGCGCCTTCTTTGACAGTGCCAGCGCGAACCGGACCCGAGAAAGTCGTGAAAGCCATCTTAGTTCCTTACATACAAGATAGGCTCACTGGTCGGTATGTCGTCTAGCCGGGGCTAGTCCAGTGCGCCGGTTCACCCGGAGTAAAGCCAGTATACATGAACTGTAGACTAGCGGAAGAGGCTACGCTTCGTTCGACGTGACAGGTACGCCGTTAGGGCGAAGGCGCACAGTCTTGGCGGGCGGGAGCGGGATTTCTTCAGGCCAGCGCATTTCCGACAGGCGTGTCTTGGCGATACGGGTAACCGACACAGCGTCACCTTGGTTGCCGCCGAGGACGTGCAGATGGGTGTCATCTTCGCCAACGTAGAAGCCTACGTGGCCTCCGCCCTCGCGCGTGAAGGTCAGGATGCAGCCGGGGCGACGCGAGACCAGCTTGCGACCCCACTTGCCCCATTCCGAAGCGCGCACGGCGATGGGCGGCGGCTTGATGCCTGCATGGTCCATAACATGTGCAGCGTACAGTCCACACCATGGCACGGAGTCAGAGGCGTAGGTGATGCCGAGGATTTTGGCACCGAGCTTCTTGGCCCACCCCATGATGGTCGCGTTGTTGCCTTTGCCGGGCACTTCACGGATACCCACCAAAGACTGGGCGTATGGCATCCAGATACTCATGCTACTCCCCTGATTTTCTCGAAAGATTTAATGCCGATGACTGCAGCGGCGAAAGTCAGCCACACTGCAAGGTAACCCTCGTTCATGGGCTTGCCAATAGCGTGCCCTATGAACCCGGCGTAGGCCGTACCGATAACCACAACCCAGCCAGCGGTCGGACGCCACAGACGGTCAAACGCCTGCCAAGCCCAGTGTTTGCGGATAGGGTGGTCGGGCAGGGGGATGTCGGTCATCTTTCCTCGCGCTTTTCGATGCGATCTAGCTGCTTAAGAATGGCCTCTGTGCGCTCGTCCAAGCGCGCCAGCGTGCCATCAGCAAGGGGGACCACAAGACGTTCTAAACTGGCGACGCGCTGGCTAAGGCCACCCGTCCAAAAGAACATCGTAGCCGTGTTAAGCGCCAACACGACGATGACCCCAATCATAGACCAGTTAAGTTTGCGGGCGTCAGCATGCAGAGTCATTAGTGTACCGTTTCCATGCGCGGCAAAAAGAAGACCCCCCACGGGTTAGCGCGGGGGGTCCACAACACAAGGGCGTTAGGCCCCAGCCGAGCCGTACATGCCCAGCGGGTCAGACCAGCCGAAGCTGTAGCGCTCGCGGCTCTTGTACCGGACGTTGCCGGTATCGAAGTCGCCGTCCATCGAGTTGGCCATCGGAGCACGCACGAAGTGCTTCAGGCCGTTCGGCACGTCGGTGGTCAGGAACCACGCATCGACGTCGGTCAGGAAGTGGTTGACCGCATAGCCACCGGGGATGGCACCGTTAGACTTGATCGCGTTGATGTCGTTGTCAGCGGTGCCGACACGCAGTTCGGTGTCGAGCAGTCGCGTAGCGACGAACATCAGGGCCGGAGGAAGGATGAGCTTCTTCGGCTTGGCCGCGATCAGGAGGCCGCGCTCGTCCGACCAACCCGCGATCTGGATAACAGCCGCCTCAAGCGAGGTTTCGTTAAGGTCAGCCGGGGTCGACGGGATGTTCGAGTTGACGCCACCCGAAACCAGCGGGTGCGAAGCGCTGAACAGGGCCACGCCGTCGCCACCGGGGTAGTTGGCGGAGAAGCCGTTGTTCAGAACCGACGCAGCCTTGGTCTGTTTGGTGTACGCCATGGCCCGAGCCAGAGCCTTGGTGTAGCGCGAAGACAGCGAAGCGTAGAGGTTGTCCTCCACGGCTTCCTCGGTCAGCGAGAAACCCAGTGCGATGGTCTCGTGGTTATAGCGGGCGGTGAAGGCTTCCTGCGCGTTGTCATACGCGATGGCAGAACCTTCGTTCTTGACCGGAGCAGCCGAGAAGCCCGACAGCTTGGTCTCTTCTTCGAAGGAACGCTCGGACGACTCCGTCTCGAAGATTTCCTTATGCTCTTCGCCGTACCGCTTGTACTCCAGACCGAACAGAGCGTTCAGTCCCGGAAGCAGTTCTTTGAGGAGTTGGGCGCGTGAAATAGCCATTGGTCACGTCCTCCTTAGACGCCGGTCGGGTTGTTGTACTGGTGCATACCAGCGTTCCACTTGACGATGACCTCGGTGTACGAAGCTGGGTTAACAGCAAGCGCAGTCTCGGGGACGATGTCGATGATACGAACCGGCAGGGTGCTGGCCGTAGCAGTGGTGGAGCTGATCGAAACCCGCGAGTTGCCGTTGGCAGTGTTACCCGCCGTCTGGATGAGCGCAGAGTTTTCGCCGACGACAGCGCGAGAGACGTTGCCGATGGTGCTGGTTCCGGCAGCCGTGACAGCAACCTTAAACAGCGCGTTGGGGTCATCAATGACGTAAGCCATGATGTCCGCGATGGCGAGACCGCCGGGGTAAAACTGACGGAACGTCTTACCGAAGGTAGGGTCCGTGTAGGTGCAGCCGAGGAAGACGCCGACCGGCGTGGCGGTGGCAGTGCCAACGTCCTTGCCGAGGGTGCCGCTGGAACCCAAGTTCACGACGTCACCGTTGAAGATAGCGGTGGTGGAGCCGGAAGCGATGGGGATGAGCCGGGTAGAACCCGCGAAGACTTGACCACCGATCAGGTTGATCGGAACAAGGCCGTACGGGGCGTCAACTTGGGGGTATGCCATTTAAGGCTCCTAGTTATTTGCCTTTGCCAAAAGAGGCCGAAGACTTCCGTTCAGCGAACAGAGGCATCCTCGGGTCGTTCTCACGCATGAAGTTGTTGTCGACCGACTCCATCTGGGCGCGGTTTTTGTCGCCATAGTAGGCGGCGCGCTGTTCAATGAACTCGACGGGCATCTTGCAGAGCAGGAGGCCAGCGACTTCCACGTTGTCTTTGAACCGGCTGCTGGGGTCGACCATCATCTTGAACTGCGGTTGTTCTTCGATGCGGACCGGCTCCCACCCTTCGCGCGTCTTTGCAGACATGTTCTGGGCGTCAGCGGTTCCTTGCAGGGATGCGCGAACCCAACGGTAAGCGTACCCCGGCTGCTTGTCGGGCTCAGGCAGCGTTGCTGCCGGTTGCCACGACTTCGGGCGTTCATGGGTTGCACGCGTGTTTACTTCACGCGGTGCACGGTTTTGGGCGGGGGTAGCGGCGTCCAGAATATCAGTCATTGTTGTTCTCCAGTTTGACAGCTTCCCGGGCGTACTGTTCAGGCGTCAACCCGAACTTCTTGGCCAGAGCTACTTGCGACTTTGTGAGTACGACCTTACGGGAAGCAGTGCTTCGCGTAGCCGGAGCAACGACGGTGGATGGACGTCGTTTGTCGCCCTTTGCGGGCTTTGCATCCCCGAAATACTCCGGGAACCTGCGCTGCATCGTCGTGTCGACGGTGCGCCAGTATTCGTCAGACCCGACAAATGCCTTGCCGTTCTGTTGCTCAAGCTTTTGGTGAAGCCCGAGTGCAGCGGCGGTCATTTCAGCGTCTGTACCCCACCACGTATTGCGCTTTTGCCACGCTTCCGTTTTCGGGTCCACACGCTGCGTTTCCGGAGCGGCTTGTGGTTGGTATACTTGCTCCACTGGGCGCTGTAAAGACGGTTTATAGTCGTTAAGCTGCTGAGTTCTCAGGGCTGCAGCAGTGATGCGTTCCTGTGCTGCCACCAGAGCTTCGCTGTCTCCGGTTTCATGGGCCGCAATATAGTCGCGACGGGCCGCAGCCATGTCACGCTCAGCGGCTACTTTGTAGCTGGTAAGCAGCTGGGACTCGCCGGTAGACAGCGTTTCCTTCAGGTACCGGTTCTCGTCCATGATGCGCTTGGCAACACTGACCGCTTCGTTTTGCTCGCGCTGGACGCGTTCCTTTTCGCGTCGCTCGTCGTGCCACACTTTTTTCAGCTGCTTCAGCCGCTGTTTGACCTTCTCGGAGTATTCGCCAAGGTCATCTGCCTCAAGCTCGTCAACAAGCTCCTTTGGCATGGGGGCACGGTCGCGGTCTTCCTCGGGAGTATCATCAACCTCCTCGATGTCTACGGCGTCTACGCCGTCGTCTTCGACCTCAAAACCGCCGAAGTCATCGTCTTCTTGGTCTGTTTCGTAGTTAGGGTCAGTCATGTGCGCCTCCTTGTGGCGTTGTTTGTTTAAGCACGACGCACACCTCTGGGGTCCTCGACCACAGCTTCCACTGCGTCGTCGTTGATAATCCTGAACTCCATGCCGTGGATTTTGACGCGGGTTCCGGCATGCGGGCGGACGAGGATGAAGTCGCCTTCCTTGCACCACGGGCCTGACGGGAACCGGGCCTTGTCGCCGTAGCAGTCGGGTCCAAGCTTGACGACGAACAGCACCGTGGTCAGCAGTTCCTCGTTGTGCATCGTGATGTCCGCCTTGAGCAGGCCGCTTTCGTAGGCCTTCTCGATCTGCGGGATGCTGCACAGGATGCGGTAGCCACTGGGGTCAGGCAGTTGTTTTGCCGCCCGGGCGGTAGCTTCCTCAGTAACGCTCTCGTCGTTATCTTGGGTGTAGTGTTCTGGAAGGATAAGTTTTGGCTTAGCCATCGTCGTTCTCCATGTGGTCTGTGACATCCATCATGATGCCTTTGGCAAGCAGGTAGCCACGGACGATGCCGCAGCGCCACTTGTAGTCTCCGTAGTCCGTTGCCTTGCCTTCACCCAGTGAGGTGCTGGACTTGGCGATCTCCTCGTCGATGCGGTCTACGATGTGTCTAAGGACATTACTGTCCATCAGTGTTCTCCTCTGGCGCGGCTTGTGGCGCTGGTTGGTTAAGCTTGTCTACTACTTCCGATACGCGA